TCTGGAATAAGTGGTTACTCTGGTTATAGTGGTTCTGGAGTTTCAGGCTACTCTGGATATTCAGGCATTTCTGGTTACAGTGGATGGAGTGGAATAAGTGGACAAAATGGCGCATCAGGGATTAGTGGCTATTCTGGTTATAGCGGCACAAATGGGACAAATGGTGCAAGCGGAACTTCAGGATATTCAGGCTATTCAGGAAGTGGCATATCAGGGTATTCAGGCTACTCTGGAATAAGTGGTTATAGCGGATCAGGAATATCTGGTTATAGCGGTGCATCAGGAATTTCTGGCTATTCAGGTTATTCAGGTTTAGGTTATGCTGGATTAACTTCCACAACTTCAAGAACTATTGGCACAGGCTCAACAACTTTTACAGTCAATCAAGCTCAAGGAACAAATGCTTATGCAGTAGGAGCTAGAGTAAAAGTAGCTTCATCAGCTACACCTTCAAACTTTATGGAAGGCTCTATTACTTCTTATTCAACAACAACATTAACAGTCAATGTAGATACTACAGGCGGTTCTGGCACTATTGCATCTTGGAATATTGGCATTGCAGGACAATCAGGGATTAGCGGATACTCTGGCTATAGTGGCGCATCAGGCATTAGCGGATATTCTGGCTCTGGCATTAGTGGATATTCAGGCTTTAGCGGAATATCTGGATATTCAGGTAGTGGTATAAGTGGTTATTCAGGTTATTCTGGTTCAGGCATTAGTGGTTATAGTGGATATAGTGGCTCTGGAATATCAGGATACTCTGGCTACTCTGGAAGTGGAATTAGCGGTTATTCTGGTTTTTCTGGAATATCAGGCTATTCTGGCTTTTCTGGAATAAGTGGATATTCTGGCACTAATGGAACTAATGGTGCATCAGGTATAAGCGGTTATTCTGGCTATAGTGGTAGTGGTATTAGCGGTTATAGTGGATACTCTGGAAGTGGTATTTCAGGCTATTCTGGTTTCTCTGGATATTCAGGCGCAGCACCAAGTATTACAAGTAAAATGATTTATGATAACTTTACTGCAACTGCGGCTCAAACATCATTTACAACATCACAATCTTATACTGCAAACAAAATTCAAGTTTCAGTCAATGGTGTTATACTTGTTAATGGAACTGATACAACAGTTGGCGGTGGCACTACATTTACAACAACTGCATTAACAGCAGGTGATAGGGTAGAAGCTATATATCCAATTTAATTAAAGGATAAGATATGGATAAGATATTATGTTCGATTGCTACTAAAGGCAGGTATTTTACTACTTTGCCTATGGTGATTGAAGCCATTATTAATCAAACAAAAAAGCCAGATAAGCTTGTAATTTTTGATGATAATGATGAACCACAAGATATGAGAAATCATTTTCTTTACCAACATTTATTTCATATATTAAATGTTAAAAACATTGATTGGGAATGGTTATATGCTGAAAAAAAAGGTCAGCATCATATTCATCAAATGGCTAACACCATGGGATATGATTGGGTTTGGCGAATTGATGATGATGCGATTCCAGAACCTAATGTATTAGAAAGACTTTCATATTATGCTTTTGATGAAGTGGGTGCTGTTGGCGGATCGGTCATTACTCCACCATTAAATCCAGAACCATTAAACTCAACAGGCAAATTAAAAAACATACAAATTGAACCTAATATTCAATGGGGTTTAATTGAAAAGACTAAAGAGGTTGAGCATCTTTATTGCTCATTCTTATACCGAGCTGGTGTGCATGATTACAATCTTGGATTATCCAGAGTAGCGCATAGAGAGGAAACATTATTCTCAAATGGACTATATCAAAAAGGCTATAAACTTTTAGTTATTCCTAGTGCTATTACTTGGCATCTTAAAAATCCAGAAGGCGGTATAAGATCAAATCAAACAAAAGAAATGTTTGAGCATGATGAATTAATCTTTAAAAATATAACTAATTTTAAAGACAAAAAGATTGTAGTGTTAAATTGTGGCATGGGCGATCATATTGTGTTTAAACATATATTGCAAGAGATTGAAAATGCAGAAGTTTTTACTTGTTATCCAGAGATTGTGCCAGGGCGATCAATTGCTGAAGCAAAAGCTTTATTTGGCGATATAGATCAATGGAATATATATAAAAAGATGAATCAATGGAATTGGACTGGTAGTTTAGAAGATGCTTATAGAAAGCTTTATCTATGATTATTATTAGTCCTTATTCAAAACCATTGGTTAATGGAAAAAGAAATCCAAAAAATTATCCCTATTGGAAAGAGTTAATTAAACTTATTGATGAACCGATTATTCAAGTAGGTGTCGAAGGTGAGGAACAATTAGTTCCAGACTTTAGAAAAAATTTATCTTTGCAAGAGCTTGGAAACCTTGTAGATCAATGCACAACATGGATAAGCTGCGATTCTTTTTTTCAACATTTTTGTTGGGATCGCAAAAAATATGGTATAGTTTTATGGTCGGTTTCCGATCCGAATATCTTTGGGCATCCAGAGAACACCAACTTATTGTTGGATAGAAAGAATTTAGCACCTAATCAATTCTTATGGTGGGACTTTACAGAATATGATGCGACAAAATTTGTTTTACCTGAAGAAGTTGTTAAATTCATATAGAAAGGTTGATCGCCATGATCACCGAAGGCTCAATTGATGACTACATCAATATTCTACAAAATAAAACAATCCAGTCTGTGGACATTTCTGAAGGTAGTGTGGCTTTTTTATTATCTGATCATACTACTTTTTATATTTTCTCTGATCACAGTTTTTATATGGGTTTTAAAAGGCATACTCTTAATTAGTAGAAAGAAATAAAATGAATGTGGAATGGCAAGTAATTTTTAATGTAATCTTTGGTGTTTGTAGCTTACTGTCGGCAATATTTGGATGGTTTTCAAAGCAAATATTTGATGCAGTTAAAGAATTAAAAAGCGATGTTAAACAAGTTACCCATGATATTCAAAAGATTGAAGTTGAATTGCCAACTAAATATGTTCGCAAAGATGATATGGAAGCCAGATTTGATCGCATTGAAGCTAGTTTAGACCGCATTTTTGAAAAGCTAGATAACAAACTAGATAAGTAAATGCCTTTAAAAGATAAGACTAAAACAAAAGAATATTTAAGGGCTTGGAAAGACAAGAACCGAGAAAAAAATCTTTTTCAATTAGCTAGACATCGCGCCAAATCTAAAGGCATTGAATTTAATATAGAAATATCCGATATAATTATTCCTGAAATATGTCCCATTTTGGGACTTCCTATTAAAAAAATCATTGATGGCAACCGCGATTTAAGTCCTAGCCTTGACCGCATAGATAATGCTAAAGGTTACATTAAAGGCAATATTCAGGTAATATCTTTTAAAGCTAATGCTATGAAGCTTACAGCGGATAAATCAGAATTAATTAACTTTGCTAAATGGGTAAGGAAAATTTATGAGTAAATATAGTGAAGCTGGTAAAGGATCAACCACAAAGCTTAAACAAAAAAAAGCTTATGATGAAAATTATGAGCGGATTTGGGGTAAGAAAGAAAATAAGCTTTATGAAGATAGATACTATGATTCTGATGATTCATCTAATACATGGGATGAAGATAGAATGGACATTATAGGTGTCAATGGCAATACTGGCGAACACTATATTAAATGATTGTATATGCAGCTAAAAGAAGTCCTATTAAGCATGGTTTATTATTAAAAAGATGGTATAGAAAAAGAACTTTTGATAGAAATGCAAGATTATCTCTTGACATGAAAAGGTTAAGAAAGAAATGGTGGCACTTTAAAACCAGATGGGAAGTGTAAAATATACTTTACATTATTTTATATTTATTTTCATTCAAGTCATTGATTTATATAAAAAGAATGAAAACAATGTGCATGAAACTTTAATAATTAAATGAAAAAAAGTGATATATGACAGTTTGCATTAAATCCCTTGTGTTTAATGGGATTCATTAAATGTATAGCATAATATACACACTATACACACTAAAGGACAAAATATGACATTAGAATTTAGCGCTGATTGGTTCACTCATAATGAATACAATCTCAATAAGCTTTTTGATGACAAATTAAAAGGCAAAAAAGACTTCCTAGAAATAGGCTCATTTGAAGGCAGATCATCTTGTTGGTTTCTTAATAAGATTGATGATGATGCTAGTCTTACTTGTATAGATACCTGGCAAGGTTCTAAAGAGCATACATTTGATTTTGATGGTATATATCAAACATTTAAAAATAATACTAACCAGGTTAAAAAGCCAAATCAAAGCTTAAAAGTTATGGTTATGAATTCATTTACTGGAATGGCAAATTTAATATCAGACCATAAACAATTTGACTTTATATATATAGATGGAAGTCATTTAGGTAAAGATGTAATGACTGATGCTTGCATGGCTTTCCAGCTTGTAAGAAGCGGTGGTGTGATTGTTTTTGATGATTATGAATGGACTGACCTACCTGATCCAATTGATCGCCCTAAAATGGCTGTAGATTACTTTATAACCCTATTTAATAAAAACATTAACTTAATCTATTCAGCTTATCAAATAGCCCTAGAAAAAAGGGGAACTTAATCCCCTTTTAAAAGTTATATTTTTGTATAACTTATTTATTCATTACATACATTGTAACTTCAAAACCAAATCTCATTTCAGTAGCAGCTGGAGTTGTCCACATAATTAGTCCTTTATAAATGTTATACAAACCTAAAAATTGCAGTTTGTATTGCAAATTATGGACTTTTTGCTAAACAAAACCATCAGTAAAATCATTAAAATGGAACATCCGATCCTGCACCTTGATTATTAAAAGTATCCGATCCAGCACCTTGTTTTGGTTGTGGTTCGCGCATTGTAATCCAACCATCAAAATTCACAGGTAAAGATTCAATAAGAAGTGAAGTGCCACCAGACTTATTGGACATTGCAACTCCAACTTTAGTCCATCGAGCTTTTGTTTCGCCATCTTTTTGGTATTCGCCAGCTTTAGCGATTAAATCATGTGTTATTGCCATTTGATATTTCCTTTAGTTTAGTTAATATAGTTTCTATTTCAGCATTAAGCGCGATCACCGCAGCTTCAGCTTTTGTTACCCAATCTTGATCAACCAAGATTCTTACTACAAACATTTTTAAATGATCTGGCATTTCTGGATCAAAAGACACTA